TTGGAATCAAGGCTATGATTGCATCTAGTTTAGCAACAATGGGACCCAAGTCTGCCGCAACTTGAGTTGTCGTTTTTTGTACTACGTCTGCGGTTGTCGAATCTGCATCGGTATCTGAAAAGGAGAATCCCCAATCAAAACTTGCTTCTTCAACTGAACCATCTTGTGTTTCTATGTCTGCCATTTTATTCTCCGTTATATACTATATTTATGCTTTAGAAACGGCATCTATTCTATTATTGGTTACTGAAATATTCCTTAGATTATCCATCGAATAATCAGAATCTTCCGTTCTATTAACTTGTGCCAATGAGTCGAAGTGGTCAAATCCGTAAGCATCTTCGCATAAATGACAATCATAACATTGGTTCTTACAATTAGGAAGGGCTTTAGCCATTTTCCTACCAGCATCAGTGTTGTATGGATGCTCTACGTTCTTGAAATATTCAATCGCCCTTTCTCCAACTCCGGGATTACCTAGAAAATAATCTTTTTCTTGGCTTGGGTCTACAGTAACATATCCTAGTCCATTCCAATTGCTCAAAAAGCCTTGACCATTATTATACACATCTTCAAAACATTTTCCGATAAAAATAACATCTTCTTTCTTATCTGTGTATGACCAAACGGCTCTCGATTGTTCGGATGCACCTTGCAATCCTTTTATCAATCGACCACTGAATTTGAAAACATCAACTAACTCATTATATTTATCAAATCGTTCATTAGTATCCCATACACAAGATGTTCCAATTCGTGGCATTTGACCCTGTCTGTCTGGAAATCTCCATTTATCACAAGAGATTTTATTCAGTGTACCAAAATAACTTCCACCTTGATTCGAGCCAATCCAGGGTTGAACAATATCGTGTTCTTCTTTGAATGGACAAAAAGGCATACAGCCTTCGGATGCTAAAAGATAAGTTTTAATTCCCCTATTTTTTGCCACTCTAGACATACGCCTTAGATTAGACATATTCCTATTGAGTTGTCTATCAAGTTGAATGTAGTTATAACCAAGAACGTGCAGGTCGACCATTTGTTGAGCATTGCCCACAATATGATTAACAGTATTTTTCCAATTCATTTCTGGGAAATTCTTCTGTAGAATTCCAGTTCCCATTAGATGAATATTAGAAATGGTGCATATTCTCAGACCACGTTCATAGAACTCGCCAATAAAATTGACGAATTGCTTTTTAATATCTGGGTCTATGATTATTTCGGTGGGATGAGTTTCTTGATTGATAGTCAGTGAAGCAGGGATTCCCCATTTCTCTTGTATCTTAAATAGATTATCTATCTGGAGGTCAGTAGCATTCTTGCCCATAACATCTCCATATCGCCTGTTTGTACCTGCGAATTTATAATGGAAATCTTTGGCAAAATATATATCGTCTATTTCATCACGAAAGGACTGGTCTGCGTTTTTGATTACGTTATAGAAAAAGGTCTCATCGTCTTGGTCAGTAGTATCGTATCTCAGAAAATTGTCAGGACCATCCATTACACATTTCAGCATATCATTATGTGGGATAGACCAAATCTTCTCAAACTTCTCACTCATTATATAAACTCCGACTTGTTAGTATTTGACACCTATATTATATTTAGGAACCAATTCCCAATTAGGTTTTTCCTTAAACGCTATTATCTTAAACTGGCCAACATTACCCATTGGCTGTAATTGTTTTTCGTCTACAACTTTCAGTAAATTCCATTCTTGGAGCAGACTGATAATTGAGTTCCTTCTTTCTACATCAACTGTAGTAAGATTTGTTGGTTTACCATCTAAGGCAAATAATTCTTTAAAATGGACAATATAATATTGCCCTTGTTTGTGAAGAATGTGTGTGCTTTGATAAAGGATTTTTTCTCGGTTCGATGCGACACCCATTCTGGTTAGGGTTTCTTTGATTTTTAAAAAGTCATCATCCTCGGTGAAAGTCACCTTCACCATATCGGAAGGTTTCCACTCTACCAGTTCTTCATTGGTTCTTCCTTGTTGTTGCATCATTATTAGTACCGCCTTTTGACAACTTTCGAGCGATTTCCTCTAGTTGCTTCTCGGAGAGAAGTTCTAAAACTTCCCGCGCCCTCTGTTCATTATAATTATAATAAGTCTTTACTAGTTCCAGATTGGCGGGTGCTTTAGTGGCTTTGGCCCACTTAGAGTACCGCTTCTTCTTTCTCAGACTATTTATAAAATAGTCGTATTGTAGCAAGGGGGCTAGTTGGTACTGTTGATTCATCTCATTTGAGTAGAATATTGTATCCGCACTCATAGATAAGGCACGATTGATGATAAACGAATTTCTTCCGAATTCCGCTTCATCCATCTCACCAGTGCGAATTAGATTTTTATGACCATAATTAAGGTCTGGGAGTATTTCTTTGAATAAATCAGCCATTATGAGGTCTTTATATCAAGCATAGGTTGAAGTTTACCCAAATACAACGTATCGAGCATATTTTTCACAGCCTCAATTGGTGCGGCACCTGCGGGATGCTGAGTACACAGTCCTTCCCGAAAGAAATATGTCACTGGATGGGCTCCTACTGGGAACGCCAAGTTCTCTGTAATCTCATAAAACTGAATCCCAGAATACTTTGGGTCTTTAGAAATTGGTACGAGAACCTCTGGTACGAATACGTCACAAACTGGACAACTGGATTTAGTGTGAACGAACACAACAAAGCGTTCCTTCTCAAAAATCTTCCTTGCTTTCTTTTCAGTCACTACTGGGAAATGTGCCATTATTCGTCCTTTACAAAAACACCTTCAGAGGTGAGGTGGCCAGTTCTATCTTTAATTTGATTATACGCCATAAAAACGCATTCATCCATAGATAGGTCTAGTACCCTACAAACTCCTCGGATAGTCACATAAATGTCGCCAATTGCATCCTTAATCTCATCCATATTATTATGGTTGATTGCATCTAGCAGTTCAGTGGTTTCTTCTAGGGTCTTAATTGCTTGACCCAATGCAGTACCATTATCAGTGATACCACGAGCATCCATCCACTTGTCGATTTGTTTTGAAGATTCTACGATTTCCATTCTACCTCCACCATCACTTCAGTTAAGAAAGCGACTAGGTTAATTTCAGCATCCTGAACGAATGCCTGTTTATATTGATAATCTGCAATAAGAAGTACCACTTGAGGTACACTTTGAGGGGCTAGATATTTGTGCATACTGTCGTAAATATGGCGATAGATATGCACTGGGTCAATATCGATATTATCTACAACCCATTGTCGAGTCTTACCGAAATCTTTTTCTTTCAGGAATCCCATAAGACCTTCAACATTCACTTCTCCACCACGAACAAGGATACCTTTATCTATAGTACCGCCCGCGGCATATCTTTGGAGTTCGTTTAATGTTCTTCGCATATCTGGAAAGTGTCGTTTGACTAATTCTGCAATTGCAGGCTTTGACTCAATAACGATACCTTCTTCTCCAAGGATGTTTATAATCCGATTCATAAACTCGCCCATTAGAACTGGCTTATCACTTGCACCCGTTCTAAAGTCAATATATGTAGTTCGAGAGTGAATCGGTTCAATAATCTTGTCCTTGAAATTACAAGTAAGAATGAACCTTACGTTCTTAGAAAAATGCTCAATGAATCCTCTGAGTGCTGGCTGAAAAGATTGTGGATTAAGATAATCCGCTTCGTCAAGTATGACACATTTCTTGCCACCATCAAAGGAAACAGTTGAAGCAAAGGTCGAAATATCATTACGCAAGGTATCAATATTTCTGTCCAAAGAACCATTAATTAATAATGTAGTATATCCCAATTCAGCACAAAGGGCTTTCGCTACGGTAGTCTTACCAGTACCTGCTGAACCCGACAAAAGGAGATTAGTCATATCTCCATTTTTCAGAAATTCACCGAATGTATCCTTCAGCGATTGTGGAAGAATACATTCATCGATTGACTGAGGGCGATACTTTTCTACCCAAAGAAAATCTTTATTCATAGGTTGAATCCTGTTCTAAAGCAATCCAGTAAGTAAGTTTACCATCTTTCGAGGTCAACTTGGAAATCTTCTTAGATGAAATCTGGACATCATAATCTCCAGGCAACATCTTCATACGTTCATTAAGGAAGAAGAACTTGAACTGGCCTTCACCAGAGTACGTACCAACTTCAACGGAGAACGTGTTTGAGGTATCACTTCGTTTATCGAGAACCTCTGCCACAATCTTCGATGGGTCATCAGTACCACGTCGGAGAACCAAGTCTGGGACTGCTAGAGTTCCAGTTGCTCGTTGCAACTTATCGAGACAGGCTGCCGTCAGAGTGAATTTAACCTCTGCATCAGGCATCTCAATTTTGCTGGTGGGATAAACAATGATTTCCTTATCGGCAAACCAGTATGTTACGTTGGTGCCACCTGCATCTGTAATAGTAGCAGAGCCTTCACCAAATTCCACATCTGGGTCATCAAACAATGAGACCACAGACAAAAACTCGTTCAGGTCATAGATGGCAAAATCTTCACCATTAGAAGATTTAAACGTCTCGGCCACAGTAGCAGAACCCAAAAGGTTCTTTTGTACCGAAACGGTATTTAATTCGTTCCCCTCTTGGAAGAGAATCGACTGGTTGATTGAGGCGAAATTTTTCAGCACCTCAAGGGTAGTATCACTTAATTTCATAATATATAACTCCTATTGATTTAATAGTACCATTATAACAGGAACGATGGTTCTTGTCAAGTCTTTTTTACTTTCCGTTCATATGCGGTGGCAAGCACCAAATAGTGCATAGCCTTAATGAGGTCTTTTTCATTCTTCCCATCTTTCTTCCCATATCGCATCAAATACTTGATAGCATTATCGATAGAGGTTGAGCCCAAAGTACCTCGATGGGCAAACACATCCAGAGTCTGGACCTCGTCATTTTCGTTGGTATAGTGACTCGTATATGTGCTTTCTATATGAGAACGAAGGTCGTCTAATACAGAGCCCTCACCGTATCTCCAATCAAATGGGGTTTTAAAAGTACCATCACCAGCCTTCAA